GGACGCCGAGGCCGCGCTCACCCGCGCCGAGCATGCACAGATGTTGGCCCGCCAGGTTGTCCGGGAAAAGCGCATCAACGTCATGCGCGTCCAAGTCAAGGGCATGGGCAGCGCGCTCCAGGACGCCCACATCAACCTGACGTTAGCCAACCTGGAACTGTCCGACGCCGAGGCTAACGAGACGCGCGCCACGCAAAGAACAGCCAAGGCGCGGCAGAACGTTGACCATGCACAACGTGGGCACGTCGCTGCTTTGAGGGAGTCGCGGACGATCAATGCGCAGGTGGCATGATGTGTGACGATTTCGTCCAGCATCTTGTAGGATTTTGGAGCGTCATTGGTGCGACAGGATTGTTTATGTTTGGCGTTTGGTGGTTTACATCCCACTCGCCAGGATAAATTCGGCACAGCAGGGGCGCAAGTGGCTTAACATGGCGAACGGTGGCGTCCTTCCGACTGAAGAAGGCACAGGTGTTTTGATATTGCCTGAACCGATCTCCGATGGAGAAGTTGAGATTATCCTGGCCTTGGTCTCTCCAGATGTTCGTGATGAACTTGATAAAATCAGGTCCCTTAGGCGGCGACTCCCGCACTCCTGAGGTATAATCCCGTGCGAAAGCCCGGAGAGAAACGACCGCGAATAGGTCGCGTATCGTTGATGGGTGAGTAGGCTTGCTCCGGGCGGACGGAGACGCCGGTTGTGGGTGACACCTCGGGGTTGGAACCCTCACTCGGGGGCCTTTCGTCTAGTGGTTGAGGACGCCGTCGCCCAGCTATCGAGCCCGGCGGAAACGTTGGTTCGAATCCTTCAAGGTCCACTGCCATGTTGCCTTCAGACAGCTCGAACGTAGTCCAGTATAGCAACGCCGAGATGAGACTTTACGACCGTCTCGGACCCTTGGCTAAGGCGGCGATTGGCAACGCGCACCGCATCCTGGACATCGCGTTCTGCCTCAACCAGTTCCAGCGCGGGCGAGGGCCGATCGAGCGGGACGGCGATTTCTATCCGGCACCGGCGTACAACAGTTCGGAAGGTGATGTCGAGTTCGCGCGCTGGATCGAGGACAAGGTGATCCGCAAGGACGCGAAGATGTCCGTCGATCAACTCACCCTCAGGCCGCTGCGGACGGGCCCAGTGACGAAACGCGCCATGCGTGCTAATGCTCGTGGCGGAAGTCGCGCTCTTGGGACTAGCGGCTAAGGGGTTGAGCCTCGACGCCGAACCTGCGAAATCCTGTATGGGCAACCAGCCTGACCGTCCTGTGATCCGATGACGCGCCTTCGCTCTGGGATGGATTCGGTGAGGACGTAGCAGAGACCGGGTAAACGCCACAGGTCAGGTAAAACCCGGCGGCTTCCGCCAATTTGTTCTGCCGCCGGAGCATCGCAAGTGACCCTCATCAGATTGATGGAAAGTACCCTATACAAATCGCCAGGGACTATCATCGTCAGCCGAGACGACGACGGCGTCCATCATTTCTCCAGCTCCGAACGTCCAGACCGCATCATCATCGACATCCATAACCTGAGCATCGGTTTCGGCTGGATGAACGTAAACAGTATCCAGAAGACGATCACCTTCTCGCTGGACGGGGAGGTTTTGGTGTATCGTCGCATCGGCAAGGACCCCCACGGGTGGTGGGTCTGCGATCGGGTGCATGATGGCGATCAACTTCACGAAGGCGATAGAACTTCAGGTAGTCCGCAAGCTTAAGTCCCACGCCAAGGTCGGCTACCAGGACCATCCCAACGGCGACAAGCGGTGCTCCGGCTGCTCGATGTTCGTTGATGGCAACCCGCCGGCGTGCACCCACGTCGCGCCTCCGATAGCTTCCCACGGCTACTGCGATGACTATGAACCCCTCGATCCCAACGCCAGGGCGCGCGCGGCTATCGGAAAGGCTAAGTCCTTCGCCGAGGTGCTGAAGGACGGCCCTCCGGACGAGGCCCGCGACAACCAGGGCAAGTGGACGACCGGGTCTGGCGCTGGCCAGGGTACGACGAGGCAAAGCGGCAGGACCGGTGGCAGGATTGCTGGTCGGCGCGGCCAATCAGTGAGCACCTATCTCGATGCTGAGCTTCGCCGGGAGGAGCGCCAGCAGGCCCGCGACGAAAAGCAGATGAAGGATGCCCAGCAAAAGGTGGACGACCTCCAGCGTCAACTTAGTGAGCACAGCCAGGACAAGAGCGAGGATCTCTACTGGGGCGTCCACCGGATGCTCCAGCAGGCGCGGGACGATCTCCAGAGCTTGCAATCCGCGCACAAGGCGTACAGTCCGGACGAGCCGCGGGACGCGAAGGGGATGTGGACGTCGGAGGGTGGCGGGATATCATCTGGCACAGCAGCCAATATCCACGGTGCTGTCGAAGGTAACGACATAGCTGGCCACGCCAGCAAGGTGGATGATGCCCACCAGACGCTCGATCAAGCCATGACCGAGGCTAGCTACGCTGAGGAAGTGGCCCAGGAGCATCAAGACAACCACGGAGAGCAGGATCCTGAGCTTGAGAGTGCTGCGGTGGCTGCCCAGAAGACGGCGGCAGAGGCGGCTGTCGAGCTTCACCAACATCTCAGCGATCTGCACCAAGCCACGGGGGACGCGATGGCGAGGATCGAGCAGCACTTGTCTGCGTCAGGCATCCATAGGGTGGGCAAGAACATGACCGTCGGCGATGTCCACGCGACCACCGCGCTAGGCAACCAGCCTCCCAACAAGCGCAAGGCGAAGGACTTCCTGACCACCATCGGGGAGATCAAGGGTGCGCGCGTCATGGCGGTCCCAGCCATGGATTTCGGCAAGGCGCTGGAGAAGATCAAGGCCGATGCGCTTGCCAGTGCGGCGACCATTGACTTTGTGACCGCGCTTGGAAATGCAGTTCTAGCCAAGGTGGATTGGGACGAACTCAGCAAGCGCACTGTTTCAGTGCTGTTCATGCGCCACGGCCCGACCCGGTTCAACAACCAGACCGATATGAGCAAGGACCGGGTGCGATCCTGGAACAACGTCCCGCTGACGGCGGAGGGCATCGAGGACGCCGAGAAGGCCGGCGAGAAACTGGCGAAGCAGGACATCGGCTACATCGTCAGCTCTGATCTTGGCCGCGCCATCCAGACGTCCAAGCTCGTCGGCAAGGCGGTTGGGATCAAACCCATCCATGACTACGGAATGCGGCCGTGGAACCTCGGCAAGTTCACCGGGCAGACGACGGACGAGGCCCATGACGGTATTTTGGAGCACGTCGAGAACCCGGACGAGATGGTGGACGGCGGCGAGTCGTTCAACACGTTCAAGGCGCGCGCCGCGCAGGCGATGCTGAGCCACATCAAGAAGGCGGGCAAGAAGAAGATGCTGGTTGTTTCCCATCATCGCAACGAGCGCCTGTTCGCGGCGATGCGTCCGGACGGGACGGTCGACGCCAAAAAGTTCATGAAGGCTGGCGAGGACCCCGGCGACTTCGTGGAAATGGAATTCAGCACCGACGAACTCCAGAATGCCCTCAGGAGCGCCAAGGAAGACCATGGAGAGGCGAAAGTCGGCAAGGTGTTGGGCAGCAACGCCGAACTCCCGGACGGCGTCAGGAACGTCCTGCCGCAGGAGGCGCAGACCGTCTGGAGGAAGGTGGCGAACGACCGCATCAAGGCGGGGCAGTCCGAAAAATCTGCTATCCGGCAGGCATGGACCGCCGTCAAGAACGGATGGAGCAAGACCAAGGACGGTTGGATGCGCAAGACATGGCTGGAGTCGGACGGCGTCCACGAGTTCCTCGATGCGGAACTGGCCAAACTGGGGGGTAGCACGTCGTCCATCGCCAAGCCAACGGACCAGGTCAACGTATCGCTCCAGCTCATCCCGTTGGACGACCAGAACGCGAGGTCGCCGTTCCCGTACGACCAGTATTTCTTCTCCGATCTGCGCAACGATCAGAAGGAGCGGGTGCTGGCGGCGCTGACGGACCAGGATTCGCTGGAGGAGCGGGAGATCCCGTTATCCATGCTGTCAGCCGTCCAGGACCGGGTCGACCCGGGGAAAATACAGTCGATGATCGAGGGCGCCACGGAGAAGCGCCCTGTTGTGGTGCGCATTGGCCCGGGGCGCTACTGCATCGTCGACGGACACCACAGGTTGACGGCCGCGAAGCTCAGCGGCGTCAAGACGGTCACGGTCAAGTACCTCGATATCGAGGATTACGATCCGCGCGTCCACACCGATGAAAATCAAGGCAGCAAGGGCGAACCCGTGAACAAGGCACCCGACATGGAGATCGAGTTCGACGTCCGGAAGACCGACGAGGACCAGCAGCTCGTGTTCGGCTGGGCGTCGATTTGCTCGATCGGTGGCGAGGATGTTGTGGACAAGCAGGACGACATCATCCCGGAGGACGAGCTGGAGAAGGCCGCCTACGACTTCGCCCTCTACTGCCGCCAGCAGGGCGACATGCACGAGCGAATGGGCGTTGGCCGGCTGGTCGAGTCCATGATGTTCACGAAGCAGAAGCAGGAGGCGCTAGGCGTCGATCTTGGACTCACAGGATGGTGGATCGGTTTTCGCGTGGATGATCCAGGAGTATGGAAGCGCATCAAGGCTGGCGAGTTGCCGGAGTTCTCCATCGGCGGGAAGGCGAGGCGGGAAACAGTCGACGCTTGACCTCATGGCAAGGACGTGACAGCGTGACCAGGTTGGAATTCCTCCCTGAATTGCAACATCTCAGAGATCCCCTCTCAGAGAGCGAAGTCGGGCCTCCCGCCACACTGGAGGCCCGATTTGATTTTGGCATCTCAAATGCTATAGCTGGCAGTACTGTACGGACACTGCGTCCGTCCAGATCGAAGCAATTGACTTTCAGGCGGCGTGTTGAAATCGTCGCCTGTTTTTCTTAGCCTCCGGCACGCCGGTGGCTATTCTCGCGGAAGCGTGTAGCCACGCAGCGTTAACAGAGCGTCGGAGTTTGTAAGCGTTGCGACCGAAAGGTGGCGCCCAGGCATGCCGAGCCGGATCAGCGCCCGGCCCGCGAGGAACTAAAGCTAGGCGGCTCGCTCGCGGACTGCTCTCATCCGCCGTGGTGAGAGTGGCCATCGCCGACTGAAGTCTAGACTTCGTGTATGGGCGCAGTGGTGTGGAGAGGCATGAGGCGGCGCGCGCCTCACGTAACGCCCTTTCGATAGGGGGCCAAACGCCAGCGGTGCGGTGTGGTCCGGACCAAACAGACCGAACAGATGGCTGCCGGATGATCTAACACGCCTCGCCCATGCACGATTCGGGCAGCGAGCTGCTGACTGAAAGAGAAGTGATACGTGGAAGAATGCAATCTACCCTTTGAACGCGTGCCGAGCTGCGCTTGTGATGATGGCGCTGGCCTTCCGCCATCGGCAGAGAAGCGTGCCAAATGTCGCTGGGAAGGTGGCCCATGTTCTAGGCTTTGCAGCGAGCCGCCGACTAAAGGAAGGTGCAATGTCAACCCTGGAAGAACTCAAAGCCCTTGCCGACGGCTGGCATGGGCCTAAAAGCAAGGCCATCACGTCAGCGGCCATCGATACGGCCGACAATATGACGCCTGTTCCCTGTTCTGATGGCGGCCTCCATCTAGAGATGCACGCGGGTGGTGTTGATATCGAGATTACGATCAATCCCGAAGGCCACGTCACCAGCGTTTATGTTGAAAGGGCGGACCTTCGGAAGCCTACCTCACGGTAGGCTTGTGGTTCGACAAGCGCTCGTCAGCGAGCCGCCGACTAAGTTGACACCGGCGCATGCTGGAACGGAATGAGTGCGTCGCGGATCGCGACGACGCCGTCAGCGGTGAGGTCATATAGAACCCTGGGTGGCCTGTATTCCGTGGCGGCGTTAACTTTCTCATGGTGGCACCGGACCCAGCCCCGGCGCTCGAAGCTGCGGAATATCTGAGATACCGAGGTGGGCGACGTCCCGACCCGCTTGGCGATCTCCCAGCCCCAGTGCTTCTTGTCCCGCTCCGTAAGCATGATGCTGCCGACCTTGAGCGATATGGTAGGGATTCTCCCGTTGCTTCCAGAGTACCCCCGGCGCTGCCGGTAGTCTTTCATCGCGTGGGACATGACGTTTACCATAGAGAAAGTTGGGCTGGACTGCTTGAGCACTTTCCACGAATGCGTTTAACTTTCCCTCGCAGTGCTCGGCTTATTTTCAGGCTAGTCTCGGAAGAGACGACCCGACCCTTGTTTTGTGATGCTCTTAGTGTAGCAAGCGCCTTTCCCTCATTGCTGGCGTAGAAAGCTTTCAGGGACACGCTTCGCTTGATTTTAGAATCGATGCTTTGTGGCCTGCCTGTAAGAGCAGCAATGGCGGCTTGAGTTGTTGCGGGACTGGGTCTCCTACCCTTGCATTTTTCTTTCATCTTAAGAATGGATTCCTGGGTATGTCTGCCCCAGCTTTTGCGTTTTGTTCCTAATTGCTTAAGTCTACTTTGTTCCACAGCAGCGCGGTCTCTTGGCTGTCCTCGTCGAGAAGCAATACGTTTCTCGATTAGTTCTAAAGATTGCTTTTTCCCAAGTAGAGCGTTGCGCTTTTTGAGTCTCGTTTCAGCGCTTGGTGCAAACATTCCTTCACCGCCGGCAGTCAAATTGTAACCGTTAGGAGAGATCGTATTTTCTTGGGAGATAATTTCCCGTTCTGCGATCATGAGCGAGTTCCTGTCGATGGCACAGGCGACCTCTTCGATGACGAACTGGTTTTTACCGTACTTAGCGATCGCAGCGTGTATGGCATGACCCTTCCCATTTCCGACACTCAGAAGGTGCGCTTGCCAGCGTCTTTTCAACTTCCGTATCGTCACTCCAATGTAGCTTTTCCCTGAAACCAGACACGTGATTTTGTATACAAGTCCATATGGCGGTCCTGATGCTTTCAACCTGCTGACTCCCCTTCATATTGCGCGCGCACTCATGAATATACAGTGAAACAGCCCAGTGATAAATCCCATGAATGGCACGCGTTCTGAGAAATTTACGAATCGATGACGTATCATCGGTTGATGTCGGCGCTGGCCGCGGCGTCAAGGTGGTCCTCACGAAGCGCAACATGCCTTCGTTGTACGAGTCCATGGGGCCTGACGAGATCGCGGACCTTTCCGAGGAAGTGGCGGAGTATCTGAAGCGCGAGTTCAGCGGCAAGGAGCGTCAGTCGGCCGCGGACAGTGGGGCCGCGTTGCCTGATGGGTCCTATCCGATCAAGACCAAGGAAGACCTCGGCAACGCCATCCAGGCGATCGGCCGCGCGAAGAATCCGGCGAAGGCTAAGGCGCACATCAAGGCGCGCGCTTCTGCGCTCGGCGCGTCAGATATGCTGCCGGACTCCTGGAGCAAGAAACTCACCAAAGCCGACGTGGAGTTGATCGCCGAGCGCAACGCCTTCGCCAGGGTGTGCAAGGCGGCGAAGGACTTCAGCGACATGGCAGACGCCATGGAGACGGCAGAGGACGCGTCGGAACTCATGTGCGCCGTCCGCGACGCGATGTGCGCTCTCGATTGCTCGATACAGTCCATCCTTTGCGACGAGGCTATCACCGACAAGGTCCCGTCGATCACCACCAGCTACAACCAGTTCAAGGATCACATCGCCAGCCTCGGCCTTGAGGACGACGCGGACGACGACGACACCAGCAAGAGGGACGACGACATGACCACTCCCGCTCTCAGCCCGCAGGTTCAGAAAATGATGGATGAGGCGGTCGCCAAGGCAGTCGCCGCCGCCACCGCTTCCAGCGAGGAGAAGATCAACAAACTCCTCGACGACCTCGTCGTCTCGAAGATGAGCGACGCCCAGAAGACCTACCACGACAACCTGGGGTCGGACGCGGACAAGAAGAAGTTCCGTGACATGTCGCCCGATGCGCGCGACGGCGAGATGGACAAGACGAAAAAGCGTCTGTCCGACGATCCGATCGTCAAGGGTTTGATGGCCGAGAACGCAGATCTGAAGAAGCGCCTCGACGCCATGGACGACGAGCGCGACCTCAAGATCGCCAAGCAGGACGCGAAGGACTCCGGGTTCACCCAGACCGACGCCGGCGAGGTGCTGATGAAGATGCGCCGCGGCGACAAGGACGCGATCAAGAAGTACGAGGGCATGGTCGCCGAGTTGGCGAAGTCCAAGAAGGCGTTCGAGAAGTCCAGCCGCGCGTTCGATGAACTCGGACATACAGGCTCGCCGGAGGGCGAAGGTGCCACCGCGATGGACTCCATCACCACGATGGCCAAGGCGCTGCGCGAGAAGGACCCGTCCCTCACCGAGGCCCAGGCGTTCGACAAGGCCTACAACGATCCGGCCAACGTCAAGCTGCGCCAGGCCGAGGCCGACGCGCGCATGGCCAAGATCCACGGCCGGTCCCACGCCGCCTGAGCCAGGCACGACATCCGTTCCACGGAGGAGCAGTAGCCATGTACTTCGAGAAAGAGATCGGCCAGGGCCGCGCCTTCATGGAGCTGGAACGCCGGGCGGACGGCGGTTTCGGCATCAAGCGCCGCGGGTTCATCCAGCGCGCCAAGGGCCGTCCGGTGCAGCAGCAGCAGGCGACGGAGTCGCCGCTCATCCACGACGGGTCGCAGACTATTCTGTCGACTGGCCAGGACTTCCGCAACTCGACGCTGACAGGAACGACCCTCTCGGGACCGAGCGGCAGTGGTCAATTTTTGCTAGTCACGCTCAGCACCGGTCGCACCATCACCCTGTTCACGTCGACGATGATCAATTTGTCGTCGGCCCAATCAGTGTATGGCGTCTGTCAGAACAAGCCACGAGCTGGTGATGCGGTCGACGTCGGTATCTTTGGCTTCACGAAGGTGGTGTCAGCATCCACTGCAATCGCTGGCGGATCATTGCTGCAAGCATCATCCACATCATCCGGCGCAGTTGTTCCGTGGGCTAGCGGTAATGGCAGAGCGGTCGGCATCGCAATCGAGAACGCGCTCAGCGTCGGTGCAGTGTTCACCGCCTTCGTGGGCGGCGTTCAGATCGCGTCGAGCTTCTAACGGAGAACGTGCGCAGGATATGTTTTCTCGAACCAGGAGATCAGCGCCTTACGGTCGCGCGATAGAAGCAGACGATGAGCAATCCAGTGGCAGTCGACACATATGACGGCGAAATTCGTGGGATGATCGTTCCCATGATCCCCGTCGATATGGTGAAGATCGATGCGCTTTTCAGCGCGGGTTACGCCGCAAGCTTGGCATCGATCCTCTGTCGCGTTGAGGAACTCAAGCGCCTCTGGTCCATGTCTGTCGAGGATGCGAAATACTCGCTGGCGTTTGAACGTTTGCTGGTAGTGTTCCTCACAGTACAGCGTCGATCCCTTGCGCAACTTCTTTGGGCACATCGAGCACTTGCCAAGTTTGCGGGAGCGCGCTCGACTGTCGGCAATGCGTTTGCGTTCCCATTGCGCGCAATTCTTGCATTTGGTCAGTCCCGGTTGAGATGGGCGTTCACACCGTGCGCAGAGTCCTTTCCGCACCCGACTGATGTGACGAATGGTGTTCACATGCAGTCCGAGACGTCTCGCTGTCTCAGGGATGTTCCCCTCAGTCTCATCGAGCATTTTGAAAATAGGCTCGCGATCAACTCTGACCCGGCTTGGCATGGTTGTTCTCCTGTCCTGTCCACCAAAGCCTACGCACAGAATGTTCACGTAGGCAACAGCGCAACACGAGAAAGCCGCGTCCAGCGTGCTGTTCTCCTAGCTAAATAGGAGGTTGCCATACCCCAGCCGACCTTCGGCGATGTTCATGTGGCAGCGGCGCTGACACAAATCGCGGTCGCCTACTTCCAGAGCGACGACAACTACGTTGCGGACAAGGTGTTTCCGATGGTGCCGGTCCAGCACCAGACGGATGTGTATTTCGTCTGGTCGAAGGCTGATTTTTTCCGCGACGAGGCGCAGGTCCGCGCCGACGCGTCGGAGTCGGCGGGCACCGGCGTCAACCTGACGACGCAGACCTACAGCGCCAAAGTTTGGGCATTGCATCAGGACGTCGGTCCGCAGGTCCGCGCCAACCAGGATCCGGCGATCGATATCGACGTAGTGAGCACTAGGCAGTTGATGCAAAAATTGATGATACGCCGTGATAGATTCTTCATGTCGAAGTACATGATCACGGGCGTCTGGAACACGCTGGGAGGCGGTGACGCCACCGGCACCACCGCGGCGCTCGGCACCCCCGGGACGTTCTCTCCCGTGTTCTGGGACGACGACGCGAACTCGGACCCGTTCACCGACATCGCGTTCGGGCAGACGACGATCCTGACGAACACCGGCTTCCTGCCGAACGTGTTCCTGATCTCGTGGAACGTCTACCAGGCGCTGCGCAAGCACCCGCTGGTGATCGACCGCATAAAGTACACGAACCCCGCGTTCGCCGGGACCATCACGCCGCAGCTCCTCGCACAGGCGTTCGCGATCGACCGCATCGTGGTGTCGAAGGCCGTCTACAACACCGCGGCCGAGAACCTGAGCGCGTCGATGGCGTTCGTCGCCGGCAAGAACGCGCTGCTGCTCTATGTGCCGGGCCAGCCCGGGCTGATGATCCCGTCGAGCGGCTACACCTTCGGCTGGCAGGCGTTCACCGGCCTGAACTCGCTTGGCATCCGCGTGTCGCAGATCCCGATGAACTGGCTGGGGCTCGGGACGATCCGCAACGAGGCCGAGATGGCGTTCGACATGCAGGTGGTCGGGGCCGACCTCGGGTTCTTCTGGTCAGCCATCACGACGGTCTGATGTCGATAATTGCGACCAACAAGTAGGTAGAGAAAATCGACATGATCCCCATCCACCACACCCACATCGGCGGCGGCAAGGTCGAGCGTCCGTTCCGGATGGGCGACAAGACGCTGCCGCGCGGTACGGTGCTCACAGGCGACGAGGTGCGGTCGATCCGCACGTCGAACCGGTCTTCGCTGATCGACCGCGGCTACCTGGCCATATGGCCGATGGAGGCGGTCGCCCAGCAGGTCCAGCACTCATTGGAGCCGCAGGAGCGCCACGTCGTGAACTGCGGGTTCGGCCGCTACAACGTGGTCGAGGGCCGCAGGCTCAACGAGCAGGCGCTCGACAGGGAGTCCGCCTACCTACTGGCGGGAAAGCCGCTGCCGGCGAACGGCAAGGGCGACGATAAGTCGAACTGAGGAGAACCCGACAATGGGTGTCAGCGGCATCGTCCAACGCATCAAGGGCAAGGCCCAGGCCGACAACGTCTTCATCGGCAAGGGCGGCGTCAACGAGTACATCTACGGTGTAGTGGACGCCAGCGTGACGCCTGGTTCCACTTTGCCGAACAACGGAGTCAGCATCGTCAAAACTAGCAGCGCGACACAGCTTCTGGTCCTTGCCGCGCCCGAGCCTGGGATCGAGAAGACGATTGTTGTCACGACCATGTCAACGATTGGTGGATTGACCATCAAGACGAACAGCACGGGCGTCGTGTTCTTCGACGGCGTCAACTCATTTTGGAAGGTCAGCACGACGGCTGGCGTTGCCGGAGCGATGGTCTTGGTCGGCATCTCGACGGCACAATGGGCCAACTTGGGCGTGTGGCCGAGCACCGTCGGCACGGCTGGCATGAGCGCGAGCAGCTAAGAGAAATTCGTGCTAGGAAACGCGACTTAGCCATCGAAAGGATACCGCCAGTGAAGGTCGCGATACTAGGAACCGTCCCCACGTCCAAGATGCTCGCCCCGTTCGATGACGACACGTGGGAGATCTGGGTGTGCTCCCCCGGCAACCGCGGCGGCGTGATCCCGCGGGTGACGCGGTGGTTCGAGATCCACGGCGTCATCGACATGTATGGCCCCGAGAACAATGAGTGGCGCGGGCCATACTTCGACTGGCTGAAGACGCAGTCGTTCCCCGTGTACATGCAGGAGCCGAACTCCCTGCTGCCGCAGGCGAAAGTCTTCCCGCGCGACGCGCTGCTGAGGGAGTTCGGCTCCTTCGGGCGCAACAACTTCACGTCGTCGATCTCGTGGATGATCGGCTACGCCATGCATCTCAAGGCGACGGAGATCGGCATCTACGGCGTCGACATGGCGGCAACGGAGGAGGCCTACGGCGCGCAGAAGTCTGGCTGCCTCAACATGATGTGGCTGGCCAACGAGCGCGGGATCAAGGTGTCCGTGCCGCTGGAGTCCTGCCTCGCCAGCCCGCCGCCGCTGTACGGCTACGCCGAAGCGACGCGGATGGGACGCAAGCTCTTCGTGAGGGAGCTGGAGATTAAGGCGGCGTTGGCAAACCATCGCGAGGTGATCAGGCATCATTCCGAGTTGGTGAAACACTACGAGGGCGCGCTGGAGGCCATCCAGTATGTGCGCCGCACGTTCGTCGACGGCGAGCATGACGCAGAGTTGGACGCGGCTCCAGCCGAGATGAACACCGCGGAGATGAAAGGTACGACCGCAGCGCCCGTGCGGACCGCGCCCGTGCGTGTTCCTGATGGCCTTGGTCCTGCCGGCATGGACGCTGAAAAGCTTCCCAGCGGTCTCCTGGTGCCCAGGACGAAGGGCAACAGCGGCGATCACCCGGAGTGACCGATGACGGTCTACGTCAGCGAGCACGTCAGCGACGCCAACCCGAGGCAGCCAGGAAAGGCGGCTATCGTCTCCTACTCGCTGTCGTCAGCTAGCACGGCTCCGTTCCCGGGGGCGGGAACGAAGTATATCCGTGCGAACTCTGATGTTGGTTCGTTCATCTGCCTCAACTCGACGAGCACCGCCACGACGCCAACAGCGACCAACTCCTTTCATCTTCCAGCAATGGGGATTGGCGAACCGTTCGCAGTGTCGACGGGCTTCAGAATCAACGTCGCATCGACCTAAGAGGAGATCAACGTCATGGCAAACTTCGGAGTCCAACTTCTCGGCTCGGTCGGCGTCGCGTTCCGCTCGGCCGGCGTCATCTACGTCTCGACCGCGGCGGCATCGACCCGCAGGATCAACTTGTACGAGGCCAACGTCGGGCAGGTGGCGGCCGCCTACGCCAACACCGACACCTCGATGCTGTGGGACGTGTCGCGGATCGGGGCCAGCGCGTCCCTTGCCTCCACCCTGGTCACGCCAAACCCGTTGGACGGCACGGCCAGCTCAGCGGCGCTTTCGACCTACTCCAACCTCGCGACGACGGAGGCGGTGGTAACCACCCAGGGCAACGGCCTGTCGATATACAGCTGGCCCATCAACCAGCGCGGGTTCAACAGGTGGCGCGCCCTGGACGACGGCGACAACATCATCGTCCCGTCCGTCTCGCAAAACGGTCTCGCCATCCGCATGCTGTGTCCAGGCGGCGCCCAGGCGTTCTCCGGCATCGGGACGATCGCGTTCGGCGAGGCCTGATGAAGCTACAGAACTTCAAGCCTGGCGGGGTCACGTTCCGCAGCGACGGTTGGACGTGCGTCGAGATGCACTCGTCGACGTGCTCTCATTGTCAGCACGTCACCGAGTTCCCGTCCCTGAGAAAGATGACGGACTACATCGACTTCTGCCGGACATGTATGGAAGAGGTTTGTCTGGGATGTGCCGGCAGACCCTGCAAGACGTGGCTCAAGAAGTGCGATATTGATGAGGCCGTCTTCCGCAGCAAGTTCTATGGCAATCTCGGGGAGTTCTAAACATGGCAATTACAACCATCGTCACAGTTTTTCTTGGCTTGCCTGAAGTTGACAGTGTTCCTCCAAATGTCGGTCCCTACAGGCAAGTACAAGTTCCGGCCGCAAAAGGTGGTGACAGAATCCTCGTGATCGAAGTTGTGGCTGGCACTGTGACCATAGGCGGCACTCCCGCACCGAATCCAATTGGATTGGACGTGAGTGGCCACTTTGCAGAGTTCTCTCCAGAGAATGGGGTTTTGCTGCAAAAGGCTGGGATTGATTTATCAGCTGCTACGATCATTGCGACCCTGCAAAGAGGTCGTGACGGGTGAAGCGCAATCCATTCGTCATCACCGCTACCCACTTTGGACCGATGCTTGCCAACCGTTACGATTATTTCCGTCGCCCAAACGGTGATGGATGGCGTGGTGTTGGCGTCGATCTTATGGAGACTGGTGAATATTTTCGACAGGAAATAGATGATTGTTTCGACGTTATTCGTTCGAGACGCGAGAAATTTGGCGACGGCGTGGTTGTTCTCGACGTTGGTGCCAACATAGGAACCCATACCATCGCGTGGGCAATCAGAATGCACGGGTGGGGAGAAGTCTACGCAATAGAGGCCCAAGAGCGCATTTATTATGCTCTGTGCGGCAACATCACCATGAACAACTGCTTCAATGCGAGGGCGATGTGGGCTGCGGCAGCCGCCCAATCCGGCATCATGGTCGTGCCGATAGTTGACCATCAAAAGCCGGCTAACTTCGGTGGGTTATCTTTGAACGGATGGGGCAGGTACGATCAACCTCCGTCCGTTGGCGAGGTCGAGATTACCGCCGCAGCAATTGACGATTTCAAGTTGCCACGTCTCGACTTTATCAAGATCGATGTTCAGGGGATGGAATTGGATGTTCTTAAAGGTGCCAGGGAGACGATCGAAAGGTGCTATCCTGTCATCGTGGCTGAAAACAACTTTGCCATAGACGATTATGCTGCCGCTGTCGGTGATGGCTACGCTTGCCGAGTCTTTGATGGTATGAACGTGATCATGGAACCATTGAAGGCTATGGAGAAAGCAGCGTGACTGGCCATTGCTTCAACTGCGTCCACTGGATCATGGGCAAGAAAACCGTCTACAGCGACGGGTCTGAGATATTCACACCCACCTCAGCTCCTGGGAAGGGTCAGTGCCAGGCGCTGAACATCGAGACCCCGCCGGAGTTCGGCTGCAACGCCCATTCCCTCGGCGAGATCCACGTCACCGTCACGCAGAAAGACGGCGCGCCATGGCAGAATTTCGAATACCGGCCTTGCCCAGACTGTGGCGGGCGCGGTAGCACTCCAGAGGCCGGCATGTGTTATCGATGCTACGGCACGTCTCGGGTGCGCTTCTATGACGACGGCTACATCGGCGAAGAGCGGACCCGCCTCCACCCAAAGGAAACGGAACCGCCATGCATGGAACCGCCCACGATGACAAACGAACGACCCAACCCGTTCGTGGCCCAGGGTACTCCGTAGATTTCTGGAAGTGGTACGAGGAGCACGCGATCCCGCGGCTCAAGTCGTGGCCCGTCCCGTCGTATCACACCCGCGCCGACACCTTCCGCATGATGTTCGAGCACCTCGACCGGTTCGACCGGCCAGTGCTGATCGTCGAGACCGGTTGCGCGGAGAGGTTCAACGATGATGGCTGGGGCGGCAACGGGTGCTCGACGCTGCTGTTCGACAAGTACGTGAGGACACATCCCGGGTCATCGTTCGAATCCGTGGACACGGATGCCTCCTCCGTCGACTTGTGCAGGGGAGCGGTATGTGGTTCCTCGTACATCCACTGCGGCGACAGCGTTCAATACCTGAAGGCGGCGGCCGATGTTTCTTCCGTTCCGATCGACCTGCTCTACCTCGACGCATCGAACCTGAACTGGGCTGCGACGCTTATGGCCCAGAAGCACCACCTCGACGAACTGCTGGCGGCGTTGCCGATCCTGCGGCCGGACACGCTCGTTGCGGTCGACGACGCCCCGATCGTCCTAGAGAACTGCCCCTACATCGAGGTCGGCGGCAAGGGTGGGTTGGTCGCGAGGTATGCCGCGGAGGTAGGTGCCGAGCAGATGTTCCAGCATTACCAGGCTGGCTGGGTTGGGATGGTGTCGTCCGTCGAGGTGACCCCCGTCCCGAGCGATACGGTCAACCTCAAGGATCTGCTGGCGCAGGCCAGCGGGTACTACCACGCCGGCCGCGTCCTGGACGCCAACAACCTCTTCCGCTTGATCTACACGATCACGAAGAATCCAGAGACCACGGCGCAGCGCGTCGCCCGCGGGGAGGCATGTTTTTTCTTCGCGAAGATCGCGGCCAGCCAGAAGAAGCTGGGGACGGCGTTCGACTGGTACCAGGAAGCGATCAAGTGTGTCCCGGACGCCGTCGAGTATATCCTGGAGATGGTGGGGCAGACATTGCGGCCGATGCGGCACTGGGACCGGGCGATCAACGAGGCCATCGTGGCGACGCGCATCGAGCCTGACAACGTTCATGCGTGGCGCATGCTCGGCGGCCTCTACCTCTGGTCGGAGAAACTGGAGGAGGCGAAGGCCGCCTTCCGGCGCGCTATGGAGGTCGACCCGGACGCAGTTGAACCTAAGTTGGACATGATCTCGGCGCTGTTCGACGACGAGCCGACGAAAGAGGTCTACGCCGAAGCCGAGAGGCTGGCACACGAGGTCCGCTTCACCAAAGAACCGCCCACCGCCCATGGTGACGCGACGCTGACCCTGGCCTTCACCGCCTACCGCGAGGGGCGGCACGAGGACGCGATAGCGCTCTATGACGAGGCCCTGGAGGCCGGCGTCAGCGAGCCGGCGACGTGCCACTGGAACAAGAGTCTGTCGCTGCACGCTCTGGGCCGCTACAGAGAGGGCTGGAAGGAACACACCTGGAGGTCCGTGGAGCGCACACAACTGCCGCTGTACGTGCCGGTCAATCGCTTCGATTCGCCGATGTGGAACGGTGAGCCAGCGCTGAGCAACGACGATTGCGTGAACCTGAAATCTCCGGCGCGCATCCACGTCCACGCAGAGGCCGGGTTCGGAGACAACCTTTGTTGCGCGCGGTACCTCCAGCTGATGGTCGACGATGGCTACGACGTTCGCTACGAGGCCTACGAGAACATGCTGTCCCTGATGCAGCGCAGCTTCCCAGGAGTCAAGGTGGTCCCGCAGGCCATAGACTATCCGGGCGCGATCGGCATCGAGGCGTTCGACTATCACATCCCGATCGGCGAACTCCCGCACGTGTTCGGGACGGAGGTCGACACCGTGCCGTCGTTCGGGCCGTACCTGCACGCCGATCCTGACCTCGTTGCCAAGTACTGCAGAAGTCTTCCGTTGAGCGAACGATGTCGGAGCGTTGGATTGTGCTGGTCGTCCGGCATCCGTGAGGGACTATGGATCGCGAGGTATGGCAAGCGCAAGTCGATGCACTTCGACGATCTGAAACCGCTCCTTGATGTAGATGGGTTTGATTTCATATCGCTTCAAGTTGGCCCAGAACGCACGCAAAACAGATTGGCAGAGGATGTTCTCCCAGAAAAACCGTCCTGGGACGATACTGCGGCGTTGGTCGCCAACCTCGACTTGGTCATCTCTGTTGACACGGCGGTAGTGCATCTCGCCGGCGCGATGGGCAAGCCCGTATGGCTGCTGAACTCGGCCGAGCCAGGGTCGTGGCACTGGATGGCCGAGCGTCCCGGCTCACCTTGGAACGAGCGCAGCCCGTGGTATCCTAGCGTCAAGATTTACAGGCAGCAGAAGGTCGGCGAGTGGGACGAGTTGGTGAGGAGGGTCGCAAACGACCTGAGCGCGGTCTGAGGGGAAAGCGATATTTCACCGGGAATCCGTGCCGTCACGGTCACGTTGCCGAGCGCTACGCATCAAATGATCGGTGCGTAGTGTGCTCGAAGATGTCTGATAACAAGATTTATCTGAAGGCCGCCACCAGGAGGATGAAGGCAATGCGCATCGACGTTCCGAAGGTAGTTTTTACGATATTGCTAAGTGTGGTTCCATTTCTGCATTGGACCGAGCCTACGTTCTCGCAATCGTGTCCTGTGCCCGGCGGGACGGTGATCTCCCCTCCCCTAGCAGCGATGACAGCACCGTTTTCAGGTCCCGCAAACCCAAATATTGATTGTAGCGGTGCGCCTCCTCCGCCTCCTCCTCCGCCACCGCCTTCACCGCCTCCACCTCCTCCGCCTCCCGCTATGACGATCACGATGGGCGAGACATCGTGCAACCTCGCTGGCACTGACGGCGGCAACGGCGGCTTGATCCTGGTGCAAGCCGCGACGTTGGCGCAGGCCGGAACGCTCAAGAGTTTATCGTTCTGCGTGACAAATCCTGCCGGTCAGCTCCGCCTTGGCGTTTACACGTTGGACAACCAGATCGTCGTCCAGACCGGGACGTTCACGCCAACCGCTGGCCGGAACACCCAGCCGGTCGGCAACGTGCCGGTCCCGGCAGGAACTTACTGGCTGGCCTACGAGCCTAGCAGCAGCAACCTGAGTTTTCCCGTCGATCAATCCTCTGGTCAGGCCAAGTGGGCCGGACAGACGTTCGGGGCCATGCCAGCCACGTTCCCCACCGTTGATTGTTGCGCGGGCATACACTGGGGGCTCTCGGCAACGCTGGTCCCGCAATGACCTTTGCGAGCGGGCCGATAGCAAGGAATCCGTTTTCTCTTGTACCGCCACCGACCGGAAACCTGGGCGATATGAGCTTACTGAAAAACGTTCCCAACCAGAACTTCACGTTCGAACTCGTCAACGTGACGAACAGCAACGCGCTCACAGGCGCCACTATCGTTGGGTTCACGTCAAAAGATGGCGGTGCCCAGGCTTCCACCACGGGGACGTTCTCCGAACTCGGGAACGGCGTCTACAACTATGCCCCCACCCAGGCGGAGACCAACGGGAACTGCGTCAGCTTCCTGATCACGGCGAGCAGCGCCGTTCCCGAGAACCTGATGTTCCTGACGGGCGGCCTGCACAAGAATCAAGTCGCCACCCAACACGTCACTTTCGTGATGATGACGACGGCTGGAATTGCAGATACGGGCGCCGCCGTCTCGGTCTTTGTCTCCAAAGATGGCGGTGCGCAGGGCGCAGGCGGGGGAACCGTGACGAACCTAGGTAACGGCCAATATGATTACGTGCCGACGCAGGCGGAGACCAACGGGACCAACGTCTCGTTCCTGTTCACGGCGACGGGTGATATCCCGATAAACATCTCGATCTTCACGGTGCCATGATGAAGAAGCTGGGAACCGTTCTCTTTGCCGCGCTTGCCGCGGCGATGGCTGTCGCGCTCCACGCGCAGCCCGTGGTGACGCCGCCCGTGTTCTCCGGAAACCCGACGTTCGGAGTGCTGCCATTGTACAACGACGCGAACGCCAACTGGCGGATGGCGGGGATGCAGTCTGTGGACGGCATCCCGAACCGCACCACCATTTGCGGCCTTGTGCTCACTCCGCTCGGTAGCGGAATGGATGACAAACCGCAGATCCAGACGGCCATCAACAACTGCACGCCGGGGCAGGTCGTCCAGCTCGGAGTCGGCAGGTTCCTGATCGGCGAAAGTGAGACGCTGAACGTCGAGAAGGGCATAACGATCCGCGGCTGCACGCAGACGTCGAACTGCGCTACTTCGGCCATGGGAGACGACTGCAACGCCTCCTCCGGCACCTCTGCGAACGGCACCGTCGGCACGGGGGCCAACTTCACCGGAAGCCCGTATTGCGCGACGATATTAGATTCCAGCGCCTGGGGCGCGGTGGTCAGCGGGGCAAATATTGCTGCCAACAACGGATGCAATCTTAATGGCTGCGTCCCGAACCCCGTCATCACGCTGGGGCTCGGTTATCCCGAGAGTGCCAACAATAATTGGACGACGCCGACGACGCTGACGGCGGACGCGGCGCAGGGCGACACCAAGATCACCGTGGCCAGCGTGAGCGGGTTCTCTGTCGGTCAGTGGGTCCTGCTCAACCAGGGCAACAATCCGTCCTTCCAGACCGATCCCGCAGCCGGCACGGGGTACGCGACCGGGGGGATGGTCTATGCTTCGCCTGATTTTCTCAACAGCACCGGCAGCAGCCTGGTCAACGGGAAGCAGTCGGCGACCAACAGGCTGGCGTGGCAGCTCCACAGCCCGACCATAACCGGAGACGAGTGCGGGACCGTCGCCAGCTGCTTCGTGTTCTGCGCCTACACCCAGAGTCTATGCTCGACCACGGACGGTTACGTGGTGAACGAGATCAAAAAGATCATCGCGATAAACGGGAACACGATCACCTTCGACAGCCCCCTGACCATCGCCTTCCAGACATCCCTCGTCTCGCGCCTATATGCCCCGACGCCGCTGGCGTTCGTGCAGAACGTCGGCATAGAGAACTTGACCATCCACGGTGCCAGCAGCGGCGGGGTGGTGTTCAACGTGTGCGCCTACTGCTGGGCCAAGGGCGTCGAGTCGGACACGTGGTTCGGTGGCGGCATGTCATCGACATACTCGGCAAGGATCGAGATCAACAAGAGCTTCATTCACCATTATGTTCATCCGGCCTCGAATGGGGCGGAGTACGGAATTAACCTTCAGACCACAACCGAGGCGTACATCGTAAACAACATATCGGTCCTCAACGGCAAGGGCATGGTGATGAAGGCCGGAGGTGCGGGCAGCGTCGTGGCCTACAACTACATGGACATGATCCCGGGCGTTCCCCCCACGTTCGTCGAGTTGGGGGCGAACGGGTCACATCTCGCCGGGAGCCACCACATGCTCTTCGAGGGGAACTGGTCGCACAACCTGGACGACGATTCGACTCACGGGTCGGCGTTCTATCACACGAGGTTCCGTAACCTTGGGACCGCCATACGAAGTCCCTACCTCTATTACTTCTCCGGTCAGAGCAACTCGGGCTTCACGATCACCGACTCGGCCGGGTCGAACTGCAACGGGAACGGCAGCGGATGCGGCGTCCTCCGTGCCGCGGGGGTGCAGGAGTACAATTACTGGCACGCCTTCGTCGGTAATGTTCTCGGCGTGTCGGGTGTGACCGTGGCCGGGAACGCGTTTCAACTGAACGCGCAGTTTTCCAACAACGGAGCTAATCAGAATCCCGGGATCTGGCTGCTCGGTTGGCGCGACGTTGTCCCGCAGCCGGTCGACCCCAACGGCACGACGTGGACGTTCCGTCACGGCAACTACAATTACTTCAACAGCTCGATACAGTACGATGCGGGCACCCCGGATCACAACCTGCCTAATTCGTTCTATTTGCCCGTCAAACCGTCGTTCTTCACCGGGGCTTCCTGCACCTATCCGTGGCCGTGGGTGACGCCAGCAGCGATTCCACAGTTCCAGGCAAATAGTTGCGCCGGATCCGGTAACCCTGCGAAGGCTCGCTTTGATGCCGGCACTCCATTTGTTCAACCATGAACGCGACGCTCGTCCAGGGAATCTTTACTTGCGGCGACCCGATTGGCGTCGACGGCACCAGCGGCAACAACTATGTGTTAAACGAGCGGCGGGTTAATGCTGGCAACTGTCTCGTCCTCGTGATGTCGTACGTCGCCACGGCGACGATCTCCACCATCTCCGACACCATCAACGGCAGCTGGTCGACGACTCCCGCGGTCACCGTCACGGGGGCCAACTCCAAGACGGCCATCTTCCTATTTCCCAACTCCGGATCCGGGAAGGCGAAGCTGACTATCGTGTTCACCGGGACCCAGAATCCCAACCCGATCTTCGTGTGGGAGGAGTGGGCCGGCATCGCCACTTCGAGTCCGGCCAACGGCACGTCGAGCGCGGCCAGCCAAGTCTTTGGGGGCACTACGCCGATTGGCTGCGGGTCATTCACGCCGGGCAACAACGACGCCAACGGCGGCAACCTGATCCTGTCGTACTTCCAGTTCGATGGCGGTGCGTCGGCGAATGTTCCCACGCTGTCGTTCTCGCCATCCAGCGGCTTCACGCTGAAGAATGGCCAAAATGGTTGGCAGAACCAGGGAACTCCGCACGCTTCCGCCTATCAGGTCCAGGCGACCAGTGCCGCGGTCAACCCCGGCATGTCGCCTACCAACGACACCACGGACGCATTTAACTGTGTCGCCGTCGCGCTGAAGCTCTCGCCAGGCGCTGGAACGGTCCCCGGCGCTGGCGTGCGCCTGGTCGGCTTCCATCCGATGTTCATAGCGCTAGAGATCGCCACATGGCCCGTGCAGTTCCCGACGGTCGGCACATTCAGGATGCTGATCACGACCAATGTTTTCAATCTTGAACCGCCTGTTTCAGTTACCGATTCAGAAGGCAACACTTGGACGAGCCTGTTCACCAACGCGCAGATGCAGGCAGGGGCACTGCCGGTCTTCTATTTCAAGAATGCGTCTCCCAACCCGAACCTGACGGTCACTCTTCATGAGACGAGTCCGCAGTCGCAGCAAGCGCACTTCACCCTCTACGACATCGCCGGCGCGCATCTGACGAGTCCGATCGGTGCCGTGGTCCATGTAGACGGCACGGTCATTACCTCTTCGCAAACTTCCATTCAGCACCAGCCCGACTTCACCCCGTCGGCCAACAACAGTCTTTGCATTTATCTTCTTTCGGACGGCAACGGTCCCGTCACGGCGCTGACGAGCCCGTCCGGGACGGACGTGCTCAGCGACATTCTCAGCTTCACGGGGTTTATAGATGGGACGGCCTATTCGTCGGGCGATGGTTGGGCTCACGCCTACAACCAGCCGACGACCTTGCAGAACTGCTCGTGGACGTTCCTCGCCCCCGGTGTCACGAGCGGCGTCAACTCCCTTGCCTTAGAGATACTGCCTGGCCCAGCGGCAGCGCCATCGGTGCCGTTTGGCGTGATCGGTATGGCATCGTGTGATTGGTAGGAGGAATGGTTGACCGACTGGACGCAAATCCAAGGAGTCGTGAACACGGCTGGCGGGGTCACCACAGTCAATGAATCGTTCGCGTCAACCATCGCCAACGGCAACATCGTCGTCGGTGCGGTGCTATTGGATGCAGCATTCACCCTGACGTCGGTCACGGACGACAAGAGCAACGCTTACACGGTTTTCGATTCGCACGATGACGGCAGCCTGTACACCGTCGCCTTTAGATCAAACGGTTTCCTGACCAACGGCCCCAAAATTCTGACTTATAATTTCTCGGGGGCGACCGGCAATCAGTGGATGGTGCAGGACGAATTTCAGCCGCCCACCGGGGCGACAGCCGTCAGCGTCGACGGATCGTCACAGACGTCCAACTCGGCTGGCACATCGTTCGCTAGCTTCAGCACCAGCTTGTCCGACGACCTCGTATACGCGGTGGCGATGAGTAGCGGGACATCGACCCATGGTACGAGCTTCAACCTCGGCACAGGAAACGGAACGGCGAGGTGCTCGGAGTGGGGGATACAGTCGTCGCCTGGGTCGGTGACGATGGACCTTGCGACGCAGACCAATCATTTCTGGGGTCCGGCGTTCGCCATCAACGGAGGTTCATCACCACCGGCATCGGCATCCAGCGGCATCGTCGGCGCCGTGACTTCAGAATGGTAGGGCGGAATCAATGGCCACAAGGTTCCTTGGGAGTTCCGATGGCTGCGTGGTGAACCTGAACTACGATGCGATCCTTTTGGTCGCGACCGGCGTCTCGATTGACAATGCTCAGGGCATCGAAACGGTGACTTTCTGGATCGTGGTGGCCGGCGTGGTCATGTCCAAAACCGTGGTCCAGGGCGCGACGGACTCGATCGTGTTCCCAGTGGCTATCGGTGTTACCGTGTCCAGCAGTTCTTTGTCCATGTCCACGGTCGGTTCTTATGGGATCGGCGCGGGCGTGGATATGGCCGTCATAGGACTGCCCTGATGCCGACATTTGTCCAAAAAAACATATCTGCCGACGGCGGCTCGGGGACGACAGTCACCGTCACCATTTCGGCGGGTGCGGCGGGGAACCTGATTTGCGGGTCAGTCACATGGACGGACCCACAGACCCTGAGCAACGTTAAGGACAACAATGGCGTCACTTACAACATCGTGGACAACCTGGATGATGCTGGCGACGCCAAGTCCATGGCTACGTTCTATTTTCCCAACATATCCGGTGCCCCGACCTCGATCATTGCCACGTTCAGCGCCAGCACCACAGGGACCAGGATCGAAGTGCAGGAGTGGTCTGGTGTGGTGATCACCACGCCGCTTGACGGTCACACCATCCAGCAGACCAGCGGGGCGACCGTCTCATCGGGCAACATAACGACTACCGTTGACGGCGATCTGATCTATGGTTCATGCGACGCCGCCGGAGGAAGCGACACCACGCTGACTGTTGGCTCCGGCTTTACCATAGGAAACAACGGAAGCGGCGTTGGCCTCGTCATCTGCATGGCAGACGAGAGTCAGGTGCAATCTGCCCACGGGTCCATAGCGGCGACGTTCGGCTGCTCTCCTTCCACGGCGACGTGCCTTGTCGCGGTGATGGCGTTCAAGGCTGCCGCGGCTGGCGGCGGTGTCGCGCCATCAGCTGGGATACTTGGGTTCGTGGAGGACGAATGGTGAGTCCAGTGGCCTGCAAAACATGGAGTAGATGATGGCTGCTTCGGATTTGGGATGGGCGATCCCACCATTCCAGCCTCCTCCGTTCAACCGCACGGTCAGCCAGAGACGTGCCGCCGTGAGAGGTAGGGGTGGTTTTGCCGTAATCTCCAATCTGCTTCCTATGGGGTGGGAGATTCAGCCGTTCCAGCCGCCGCGCCGGCGCCACGAACGTGCTGCTGCCATCATGGTCGGCAACCAGGGCACCGAGGCGCGGTTCATTCGCTTTTTCCCCAATGATTGGGACACGCATCCGCCCCAACCACCATATCGGCCGAAACCTGGGGCCGGCGCGATCATGCGGGGCGACGAAGGTATTCAAGCGCGCTTCATCAGGTTCCTTCCGAACGATTGGGACACGCACCCGTTCCAGCCGCCCCACCCGCCGCAACCCGATGGACGTTTCGGCGGCCTGATAAAAGGCGACGAGGGCATCTACGCGCCGTTCATCAGGTTCTTTCCTTACGGGTGGGAGATTGCCCCCATACAGCCCCGCCATCCTCGCCCGGAGGCCGCTGGTGCGTTCATGCCGTCCGAGGCAGGGATAGAGGCCCAGTACGTCTTCGTCCCACCAGCGACCTTCCTAGACGCACCGTTCACGCACCTGCGATATCGTGGATCGAACCTGGCCGGCCTCAAGGGCAGCAGCCAGTTCCCGATCTTCTCGACCTGGATCAACTATGGCTGGGACATACCGTCGTTCCAATCCCCGCACCCGCGACCGGAGAGGGCAGGCGCGATCGCGACCAGCGAACCAGGCATCGAGGCGCAGTTCGTACCGCCAGCGCCCACGAACTGGGGATGGAATTTCCAGCCGTTCCAGCCTCCGGCCATATCGTACCGGACCAAGTCTGGCGCCCTCAAGACGTTCGGCAGCATCGAGACGCCGCCCTTCGCATTCCAGCCATATGGGTGGGAGATTCCGCCACCTCTGACGCGGGATCAGGTTTTCAAGAACCCCGACATCGGCGACCAGGGCATCCAGTTCCCATTCATCAGGAGGATCAACTTCAACTGGCATATCCCACCATTCCAGCCGTCGCACCCGAGGCCAGAAAGGGCGGCCATGATCATGCCGTCGGAATCTGGGATCGAGGCGGTGTTCGTTCCGACGGTGATCATCTGGGGCTGGGAAGTACAATCGTTCCAACCGCCGGCTTCCCCGTCGACCAAGCAGAAATACTTCGGCATCAAGGGAAGAAGCACTTCCGCGATTTATGCACCGTGGGTGAATTCCGGCTGGGAGATCCCGTCATTCCAGCCTCCGCACCCGCGGCCCGAGAAGGCGGGCGCGACCATGCCGTCGGAGGCCGGCATCGAAGCTCAGTACGTGCCTGTCACGATCGTCTGGGGCTGGGATATCGCGGCCCCGTTCGTCAGATACCAGCGCCGCGTCAACCCGGAGATTGGCGACCAGGGCACGCAAGCCTCCCTCATCAATTTCATCCCCTACAACTGGATCATCCCGCCATTCCAACCCTCTCATCCCCGACCCGAGCGGGCGGGTGCCATCATGCCCTGGGAGCCTGGCATCGAGGCGCAGTATGTCTTCGTGCCGCCGTTCAAATGGGGATGGGACGTCCCTGCGCCACATCTCAGGCAGAAGACATCAACCCGCTACTTCGGCATCGAGGGCACCAGCGACTTCGCGTTCTTCGACTTCCTGCCCTATGGTTGGGAGTTGCCTCCGTTCCAGCCGCCTCATCCGCGCCCGGAGAGAGGTGCACCTGTCATCACAAACGAGCCTGGGATCGAGGCCAAGTTCGTTCCTCCGCCGTTCGTCACGGACGCGTGGGAGGTCCAGTCCTGGCAGCCGCCGCACCCGCGACCCGAACGATGGAGCGCTCTGGCGCGCGGCGACGAAGGCACCCAGTTCCCGTTGATTCGCTGGTTCAACTCCGGATGGGAGATCGCTCCCTTCCAGCCTCCCCATCCACGCCCCGAGAAGGCCGCGGCCATCATGCCATGGGAGGCAGGCATCGAAGCCAAGTACATCTTTGTCACACCTCCGACAATTGCCTGGGAAATCTCGCCGTTCCAACCGCGTCATCCAACGCCAGAGCGTAGGGCCGCGGCCATCTTCAAGGGCGACGACGGCATCCAGTCCCCGTTCATGCGTTGGTTCAACGCGGGCTGGGAAATCGCACCGTTCCAACCTTCTCATCCGCGGGCAGAGAAGTTCGGGGCGGTGGTCCGCGGCGACGAGGGCATCCAGGCGCGGTTCATCAGGTGGTTCAACATGGGTTGGGAGATTCCACCCTACCAGCCGCCGCATCCTAGGTTCGAGCGTGCCGGCTCCATCATGGTCGGGCACCAGGGGACGGATGCGATTTACGTTTTCGTCCCGCCGCCAATCCTGGCCCGGCTCGACCCGAACTACATCACCTACCCGCAAAGCCGCGTGACGGTGACGGCTGGTGCTGCTAGGCTGTTGGAGGTGAGCTACCCGCAACAGCGGGTCACGCTGACGGCAATCGGACCGAGAAAGGTGAGGATAGCGATCTTCACCCTCGACCAAAGCCAGCTAGATGGCGACGACGTCCTTGGGTAGGTGGAGATGTCATTTGCAACGCGGCAGATACTTCCAGCAGCCGACCTGAACGCTGCTTTCGCCGCGAAACAGGATGTCTTCATCGCAAATGTCAAGTCTGCGCCATACAATGCAAAAGGCGACGGCGTAGCAGACGATCTCCAGGCAATAAAATCAGCCGATGCAGCTGCGGTCGCCGCTGGCGGCGGCGCGGTATATTTTCCGGCCGGAACCTATTTCACGTCATTGGCATTGCAGCCGAGTTCCGGCGTTAACTATCAAGGCTCCGGTAAAGACGTAACGATCATCAAGGGCGCTGGGCTTGGTCCCGCCCCCCTTAATATGTCGCTCGTGATTGCTGCTACGTTTACCGGAGGCAACCATCTAGACAATCTCACCGGAACCGCAATTACCTATCCGATCGATCCGCCGACGGAAGGCGCGAACACGATCAAGACGACGACGAATGCGGATGCCGGAAACCTTGCGGCCGGGCAAACCGTCCTGATTTCAGGCGACACTCATGGTACGAATTTCTGGTATCCCGACTGGACCACGACAGTCGTTTCAGCTGTCGCGGGCACGGGCGTCATTACGCTAAGCGAGAACCTTCCATTTGGGGGTACTACTATAACGAGGGTCCAGCGCCTTCTCACGCAGCCGCAGAATATCAAAATCTCCGACATGACCATCCTGGGGACCAATGATCAGTCCCTCCAAGTATTTGCCGGTCAGAACATCACATTCGACAACGTCATCGTAAGGGCTGGTTTTGGGGGAACGACGGGCGCTTCTGTAGGATTTAGCGCCTGTAGGAATTGTTCGTGGCAGAACTCGGTAAGTTATGGCGTCATTGTAGACATGCTCGGCTGTTTCGATAGCCGTATAGTTTACAGCGTATTGAACGGTGGCGCTATCCAATTTGACGGCGGCACTCAGAACAGCTTCATCGGCTGGAACAATGTCAATGATCCAACATCCGGGAACGGCCCTGGATTTAATGGCATCAACCTTGCAATCTATACAAGGCGCAATCGGGTCCTTGGCAATGCGGTTGTTAACATCCCTGCAAACTTTGCCGGGATCAATTCCGTTGGTTCTGTTGCGGGGGACGGGAATCATCTCATTGGATTAAACACAATTACAGGGATAGATACCACGACGACCGTTGGTATAGACAACAGCAACGTCGTTAACAATACACACTTCAGTAATTGGATTGGTAATGTAAATACTGGCGTTAGGCTCCTGAGTAGTTCCACTGGTCATACCATAGAAGCTAATACTTCTGTCGGTGTACCACTGCCATATGTCGTTGACGGTACATCCTCAGTTCGCCAGCCGTTCGTGATTGGGCCGTTCACTATTGCAAGTCTACCTCCAGCTGGCACAGGGATGGCTGGCGCGCGCGCTACAATAACGGATGGTATTGCTTCTCCGACCTATCGGCAGGCTGTAAGCGCGACAGGAGCCACGGTGCAGCCGGTTTTTTGCAACGGCAGCGGCTGGGTTTACGATTAGAGGAAAGATGATATGCCAAAGGGGAACGACTTCTCAGAGATCAACCCGGCCGAGACGGTGACGCTGACGTTCGACTTCGGGCCAATGCTCAGGACCGGTGTCACGATCTCTGCTCCCGTAGCGGCGTGTTCCGTCCTCTCGGGGTCAGATGCAAGTCCGGCCGGTCGGCTGCTCGGTAGCCCTCAACTGGCGGCGTCGCCGTCGGACAACGGGGCGAACCGGGCGGTGCTTCAGCAGGTCACGACGATGCAGGCGGCCGTGCTCTACCTGATAACCATGACGGCGACTACATCTGACAACCAGGTGCTGGTGTTGTATGCTCACGCACCTAGCGTGTCTCCCGCCTGAGGAGGTTAACATTTCTTGGACATACAACCCAGCGCTGATCACCACCAGCCCGCTGATGCAGGTCCGCAGACTTTTGGGGGATGTTCTCCCGTCCGACGCCCAGGTCCAGGACGAGGAGATCCTGTGGTCGCTGAGCCGATGGAACATCTACGGCGCGACCGCCGAGATGGCGAACTCCCTCGCGTTTCAACTCGCGCGTCAGGTCGACGTCGTGCAGGGCGAGCTCAAGACGAACTTCAGCAACCGATCGAAGCAGTATGCGGCACTGGCGCGACAGATGAAGTTGCTGGCCAACATCAGCGCGCAGCCCTACGCTGGCGCGGTCAGCATCGCCGACAAGATTAACGTCCAGCAGGACCCGGACAGGCCGCCGCCAGACTTCCAGCGGGGGCAACACGATGATCGTTTGCCAGTTACGCCTGTGGGGGAAGCTACCCAGACGTTCGGCCTGCCAGATTCGGCGGCGCCGGAAGGGAGCGTCATATGAACGAGTTCATCAGAACGCGGAACATCAAGCAGTGGCTTGCGGCGTTCTGTTGGGCATTGTTGATCCTGGTCATCGCCGCAGATTACGTTCGCATGGACAAGACGTGGATGGGTATTCTCCTAGTGCTGGTGAATGGGACATTGTTTGCTGTTGCCGCAATGTCGGCTCACAAAAAGTGGTTCTGACATGATGACGGTAAGGTTCGTCGCCCCGAAGGTCGGAAACGAGGACGTGTTCTCGAAGTTCGGCCCGAGCGGCATTCCCGTCACGGTGCGGAACTTCCTGCGTCCCGCCATCATAGGACTGACGAAGCGCCTTGGCGCGCAGGTGGACGCCAACCTCAACGTTGGACTTAAGAGCAGGCGTCGGCTCCGCGTCCGCACCGAGATGATCGAGAACCCGCGGGAACTCATCGGGCGCGTGTCGGTCGTCGCAACCGAATCTCCCCTCATGCTGCCAGTGTGGCTGGAGTCCGGGACGAAGGCCCACGCGATCGAGGCAAGGAACGCCAAGGCGCTCTACTTCTTCTGGGAGAAGATGGGAAAGAACGTTGCCTTCAAGAGGGTCATGCATCCGGGCTTTGCCGGCATCCACTACATGCACAACGCGTTCGAGGCGATGAGCGGCGAGATCAAGAGCACCATCCGCAAGGCGGTTAGCGACGGGCTTGGAACGAGGAAGTGAGGTTCAGATGAGCATCAACTTCGTGATCAATATCATCGTTGCCCTGATCGTTGCCGGATTCATTTACTGGGCACTGATGCAGTTCGTGCATCTGATCCCGGGGCCACCGGTCATTCATCAGGCTGTCCACGCATTGCTGATCGTCCTCGTCGTGGCCATCATCCTGTTCTACGTTGTGATCCCGATCCTGCACATGATTGGCGGGATGGCTGGCAGTATTCACTTGCCGACTCCTGGAAGGTGACATGCTCGCTTCCGTCACCTATGAACCGATCATGAATGCGCTGCTAGCGCTTCTTCAGAATGCGCTTGTCCCTGGCACGTTCCGCTATATGGCGCGCGGGATCATCCCGTGGGAGCAGGTCGACCAGATGATTAGCACCAACATCACGCTGCCGTTCCGCCAGCCGGCGCTGTTCCTGTTCGACGGGATCGGCTACGGCGGCGGCAAGACGCAGTACGAGCGGCGCGGTCGCGGGATGCCGCCGAAGCGCGTGCTGCACCGCACGATCGTCGTCTATGCGCAGTTCCCCGGCGCGGGGACGCCGAGCGGCCCGGACGGGACGGTACCGTCGGGCGGGACCATCTTCGCTCCGCTGGTGGAGGCGGTGGAGGGAGTGTTCAACCAAGTAGACTTCGACAACGCCGCGCTCACCCTTGGAGGTCTGGTGTCCCATGTGTGGTTAGAGGGCGAATCGCATTGGCTAACGGGTGAGATTTTTCCGAATGGTCAAGGGATGTTGACATTGCCCATACATATTGTGATACCTTAAAGCGTTGCGCGCCAAACCGCACCACCGCCCTGCGAATCCGAGCGCTCCAATCCATTCTACATCAAACAGAGGCCATCCTTCGGGGCGGCCTTTCCTATACTGTGCGCGCACATGAATTTCCGCGGCTTACCGCTGGCTGTAAATAACAAGGCACCCGTCACCGCCCAGGGGGTGCCATGTCCACGCCGCTCGCCGTCTTCGGTCCAGGCATCCTGATCGCCAGCCGGACTGATATCACCATACCCTCCCCGGTCAACGTCGGGTTCGTCCAAGAGTTCTCCATCGACGCCACCGGCACCATCAAGGAGTTGTTCGGACAGAACCAGTGGCCCCTCGCCGTCGCCCGCGGCACCATCAAGGGCACGGGCAAGTTCAAGTCGGCGGTCATCAGCGGGCTGGCCTGGTCCGCGCTGTTCTACGGCAACGCCGAATCGACGACCAACCAGATCGCATGGAACATCGGGTCGACGTTCACGCTGTCCACGGCGTCGACGGCCGCGGTCCAGGTCGGGTCGTCCCTCACCTTCGACGCGGACCTCGGCATCACCTACGTCAACACCGGGTTGCCGTTCCAGCGGGTGTCGACGGGCAACGAGGCGACGGGCAAGTACAGCGTCGGCTCGACCTCTCCTGGCCTCTACAACTTCGCGGCAGGCGACACGACGGCCGGTGCCGCTGGCGGCACGTTCGTCAAG